ATGTCTTGCAACGGAGCGTGCAAAAATTGAAGAATATTTGAATGGGGGATTTTTCTATGAATAGTGTGCCGTATTCATACGGTAATATCATGCTTGAAACGGCACCTGTTACGCCGTCAACAATACATGTAACGAATACAGCTTTATCAGCATTCTTCAGGCGTTATTTATTTTCTGATTTATTAAGTGTTTGGGAATGGGAAATCCCGGAGAATTGGGATAGCAATTATTTCAAAGCTGTTCTATTCTCATGGGGATATTTTACAATTATTGATACTCCGGCGTTCGGTATAATTCCACAACAGGCGGGATTAAAAGGATATAATGTACAGTATCAACCTACTAACGCTGTAATTTCTAATCCGAGAATAAATCAAATACTTGAACCTGTAATCGGTGAAGAATGTGCGGTAATTAGAATACGTCCCGATTACTGCGGAATGCTCGACATTGTAAATTATTACGGTGATATGATGGCGTTAACTGCGGAAACACTTGATACTAATATACTGAATTCAAAACTTGCTTATGTCTTCGCTTCTGATAATAAAGCCGGAGCAGAAACTTTTAAGAAGTTTATGGATAAAATTGCCAGTGGTGAACCTGCGGCTTTTATAGATAAAAATTTATTTGATGAAGAACACAACCCCCACTGGGTAAAGTTTAATAATGAAATTAGAAATAATTTCATAGCCAATGATTTACACGGACTTCTTAAAAATCTATATAATGATTTTCTTAATCGAATAGGAATACCAACTGCCAATACTGATAAAAAAGAACGACTTATAACATCGGAGGTTGAAGCTAATACACAGCAGTCGTTCTCCGCAATGGATATGAGTTTGAAGGAAGTCCGGCGAGGTATTGAGCAGGCTATAGAAATATTCCCTGAACTTGAGGATAATCTGTCGGTTAAATGGAGGGTAGATGTTAATGGACGCTTGTCTTTCAATAATGGGAATAATCAACTCAACGATTCCGACAACAGCTGACTTTGAGCAGTTGGCTGTTAAATTTAAAAGCTGGTTTAATGTTTCAAGTGATTGGATATCAACACAGCTCGCCGGATATATTCTTATAAATACTGCGGAGCTTGAATTCATATTTCCCGACCCTAAATTTGCTGAAATTGCTATTAGTGCATGGGCTCAATTAAATGATGTGAGATTTACGGAATTATATAATACCACTACTGCGGAATTCTATAATTCGTTTGAACCTCTTGAAAATTACAATATGGAAGAGACAACTACGCAAAACGATACTAACACTGGAACTGACACGCATACACACAGTGGCGGGACAACCAATGAAGATAGTATTACGACTAATGATTCCGGAACAGTATCCGACAGCGGGGATGCCAGTCGTGACGGAACTACTACGCATAAAGTATCGGCATTTAATTCCTCAACATTAGCAGATGCACATAGTGACACTGATAATTTTAGTACTACTTCTACTAATACCAGAACTGACAATTTAACGCACACAACCACAGAGGAACACACATTTAAGGATACACAAAAGCTTGATATTAGCAGAAATGATGTGTTAAATCGTACAGTAACGCTAAGTCGTCATGGAAACATCGGAGTAACTACAAGTCAGCAAATGGCGCAAAGTCAAAGAGACTTAGTTATGTTTGATTTTAATAAATATGTATGTGACGAATTTAAAAATGAGTTCTGTATTTTGTTATATTAAGAGGTGAAACAATGTACTATTTTCCTTATACTAATTTTCATGACTTAAATTTAGATTGGATTATTGAATATGTAAAATCCACTAAAAGTGAAATAGAAGATTTAATAAATCAATTTGAAAACTTAATAGTTCAAACGACCGGCGATTCAACAAATAAGGTGATGAGCCAAAACGCTGTAACGGAACAGTTGAATTATTTAAGCTCCAGAATTAACAGTCTTAATACTACAGTCGAGGAATTAACCAATAAAGTCAATCAGGATATAGCTAATCTTGCTTCTTTTGAAGGTGAGACGGAATCTAATTTTAATTCTGTCAGGTCGCGATTATCGACTATTGAGAATTCCCTTACACGTTATTATGTTTTTGTTACACATACTGCCAAGGAGAATACTATAAATGTATCGATGTCTGATTTACTAAATTACCGTACCAGAGCTAACGTCCGATATTATATCGTGGATAATGTCAATAACTTTGTCAGGTATGCATATGAATCATATTCGCCACAATCAACGACAATGATGATTCAGACTTTGCCATATACTAATGAAAACGCAGTATATCGTGCAACGATTAACATAACATCTGGAAGTATAACATATGCTACAGTTGGGATTGTACCGATATCTCAATCATCAGGTCAAAGTCAGACATCGGTGATGTCTCAAAGGGCTGTTACAAAATTTGTTGACGACTTAATCCTTTATGTAATTTTTACTATAACTGCCGATACCGCACGGTGTAACTATAGTTTTGACACAATATATACGCATCTTGCAAATAATCATTTTGTATACGGTAACGTCAGATTCGTTGAGCAAAATGTCGGGTATTATTGTAGTGTCTATGCAGTGGGTTCTGAGCGCATTATATTTAGGGTAATTCCGAGTTATGATAGTAGTCAGTCACTTATGGTGGTCTTAAGTTCCTTCGATGTGGTTAGTTATACACAGCCAAATTTAGGCATTCTTCCCCATTACCCGCGTTTTGTCATATCTTCAGACGGCGAAACAATCTCAAAAGCTCAGTTGACAGTATTACAAAATATTTTAAATGCTATAGTCGTTAATAATTATTCACCACAAATTTATTTGAACATTACAACGGATAATGTGACTGAACAATTATATGTTGACAGTGCAGACAGTACAGGATATGTTCTCCGAAATAATAATTATATTATAACATATACTACCGAACCTTCAGTAACTATAGAACCCGTTGAAAAAGTTTTTACTTCTTCAGTTACAGGAGTAGCCCGAATAGCTGCGGGAGTAGAAACAGGATATAACATATTAAAAATAATCGGAACGGATGTCGATTTAACAAATTATTATATTGTTGACGCTGATATTACAAATTTAATAGGCGGTGTTTCAACATTAATTTCCGTGTCTCTCGTATCTGGACATCCTGTAATATTAATATATTCAAATGGCGTAGCGTTCTCCGGAAGTTGGGCTGTAACGTGTAGACATAAATAAAGCGGGCGCAGCCCGCTTTATTTTTTAAAATGAACAATAATCGTCGTCATTAACAATTGGCATTTTAGAAGCTGTCTGAGGCTCATCGTCCGTTTCATCCGGCTTGATACCCCGGACTATATAGAGCTTATCAATAAATAATCTAAGGTTATAATCTAATGATTTTTTGGGCTTTTCTACGACACCCTCAATAATTACTTCTGCACCTTTAGGAATAAATTGCAGCACATTTTTTAATTGTTCCTTATTACCAATAATATCATAAAATATTGTATTTTTGAATATTTGGCATGCCAGAGAGTTTGCAACCATAACTTTGGTACTTGTTTTAACCTCGCTCCACTCCTTACACAATCTGCCTTGAATTACTGTTTTGTTATACATTTTCTTTCTCCTTTAATAATTAATATTTATCTATATTTAAAATATAAGATACAAATTAAAATTACCGCAATAATGGTAGCTATAAGTAATCGAGCAGCCCAGAATTTCAACAGCTCAATCCATGTAAAATTATTTTTCATTTTATACACCTCAATACATTTTTATATATTTTAATAACAATTTTAATAAGTACCCTTTTTCCGCTTCGGCTTCTCCGAAATACACAGCGTTTACAATACTTCGGTATTTATTGCGGAACACCAAGATGTCATATTCATTAAGCTTAAATTCTTTAGGCGCTCCGCTTTTATGTGTCGATAAGTAATACGGCTTTTGTCTGGATTTATGCCGGTATACTGTAATCTCTCCTATTGTTACGACCGGGATATACTCTGCAAGCGGACGTGACACGTCTAAGAAGCTGTCCATATCCTCAAACAGGTTATCAATAGCTTGATTTGCAAACGCTGTATCTTTAGTATATTTGTATAATGCCGTTTTCTTTTTGCGCTCGCTTATTGGTGAATTTAGATATAACGCTATTAGCCGTTCGTGTTCGCGGTCTATTTTCAATTCCTTCTTATTACGGTACATTTCCATTATAGGACTTATCATATTAAGAGTTAAAAAATAGTCGTTATTTAAAATTGTAGAATTGCATATGCTTATAACTCTAAGTGCCGGACGCCCTTCCAATTCCCTATTACGATTGATAGTTTCATAAGCATTGAAGAACGTGAAAGCCTCACCATTCATGCTTTGACCCTTTAATGTTTGAGGTATCGCCTCGTCCTGTATTATAAAATCAATGTCCGTCATATCTCCGCCGCGGAAATTCGCAAAGGTTGACAAGCTCATCATATATCCGAGACATTCACCCCACGCCTTGCCGTCCTCATCTGCATAATAAAAACTATAGCAGTCGTCACCGTTAGGATAAGGTCGAATATCTATCCCTTTATCAGAATTCAGTTTTTTGAATACGTTAAAAGCTTCTGTAGAAAGCTTCTTAACCTCGGAAGCTTTGCGCCGAAGTAATATGAATTTTGTATGACGATTTAATACTATTGTTTCAAGTATAGTATACGTCTTTCCAATTCCTCGACCGCCAATTAGCCACATAAACGGCAAACCCTTATTTAACAGATATTCAATATCAGGATATCCTGACGGTTGATATAATTTACTTTTCTTTACTCTATCCATCGTATCTTTTCCATATCAAAATAATTTTTTCGTAACCATTCAAGGGATGAATTGCTGATACGTTTCAAAATATCTTCTATATCTATACTTGTACTAAGCTTATACGTTGTTGGAACTATTGCAACATTAGACGATATGTGAAGATTATGCCCATCAATTTGTATATCTATGTCCGTATCATTATCATTATAAATAGCCCTAGTCCCTCCGGCTTTACTCCAGATGAACCCGTCTTTGAACTTTTCAATATCGCCGAGTTCTTCTGCGCCGGACGGATTATTGCCTTTTCGGAATTTATTCACCCCTGCCACAGTCACTTTTAATTCTCCGTCCTTAACCTGTGCGTATTTCTTCGCCCCCAGAGTGGCGAATTTTTCGCTTATTCCCTCGTTTTCATATACCCCCATATAATGAGTGCCCCCCTTTATGTCAACAGCCTTGTAGCCCAGTTTTGATGCCTCTGCGACCATTCGTTTATTATACTCAATAGGGTCATGTTTTCCAATGAATTTTACGCTGTCTGTATCACAGTAAACAAAATCACGTCCAACAATCCACATAAACGACTTTAAGTCCTGACGAGCATACGCCGTAACCCACACGCCGACAGCATACGGGAGAAACGGCGACCTCTTCATTTTAGCAAGTTTCTCCTCTTTCGTGTCGATGAGATAATATTCATCAGTTGATGAAAGATACGCTATATCATCTTTCAAAGTGTTTTGTACGGTCATACCATACAATGCGTTGATTTTCTTCTTAGATTCCGCATATGCTATTTTATCCTGTCCGCCTTTTAACTCAGTCTTTTTTATAAACAAATCAATTACAAGTTGTCTAAATTCCAAAGGTAAAAATCGTTTGAGCGACTTATAACATTCTATTATTGTCATATCCTGCGAAGCAATGTTATAATCCTCTAATAAAATCATTAAGTCAATTTCTGTTAATGTTGTCTCCAAACTCTCGGCGTATAATATTCGCCCATTATCGAGCAAATAGTTTTTTATGTTCCTACACTTACTGAATGATATATACGGTTGATGCAATTTCTTAAGTTCTACATGTTCCAATCGTACACGGAATACGTATCCGAACTTCTCGGAATTTGACAGTATTGTATTAATGTTATCTGTTGTTTCTCTGAATTCGGTCAGCGGGAATTTTTTATTAACCAGTTCGTAAGGATATGAGCTTTCACGGTCATAGCTGCCCACATTTTCTAATATCTTACCCACATAAAACCGGTTTGCGTGCGTGTCTCCTCCTCGAAAAGCTTCACGCAACAATTCAAACACGTGTAAGGTTGGCACTAAACCTCGTAATATTCCGTTATATGGGAATAACACCTTTTTTGCCATACGCCGGACATATCCAGTTGAAGTATACGGGATTGTGTTTAGTGTGTCGCCGTTAGCTTTTAACAGTGATTTAATAGCGCATGATAACCCAACAACGTCATTTCGCATATAAATTAAATCTTCAGTTTCTATTTCCGTCCAAGGATAACGTACTACGTCGTAATTCATTTCCGTTTTCTGTAATGCTTTAGGAACGTTCATATCTTTCATAAACCGTTCAAGACCTGTTCCCGCAAGCTTGTAACTACAACGAAATTCCACTTTACCCCACACAATGTACAAAGGTTCTCTAACGTCAACTAAAAACACTTCTTTTCGGTCAAACTCATGAATCCCCTTTAAAAATTGGAATTCGTGAGCTAAATTATGAACATATATAATTAATCGTTTCTTCTCCGGAATTATTCGGTTTAATTCGTCAATCACGGTTATAAAATCATCCCAAGTTCGGCCATATATTACAGGCATGCCCCATATATGCATCTGCCATATATACATAAACGCGTGAGTTCCATCTTTGTATTCAGTTTTGCTCGTTTCTATATCCCATGACGCTATTACTTCAAGATATTTATTAACTGAGTTCGTCGATAATATCTTGGACAGTCTTGTGTTTAGCGTCTCCTTGAATGAAAGCATGTGCAAGCTCCTCCGACGAATATATATCTATTAGTTTTGTGTTCTTCGCCGAGGCCATAAAATCGGCAAAATTATTATATTTAGAAACTGGAATATTATATCCGTGTTTTTTTAATGTTGCAACACTTTTTCGGCGCACTTCTCTTAGCCCCGCAACGCTTGAAAACTTATTTTTATATAAATTCTCCGCAATTTCTCGATAAAATGGTAAATCCTCATCTGATATATCCTTAGGGGCTTCTAAATCAAATAATCCGCTTTTAAGTACTTTATCATAATCCGACCATTCCTTAGACGCTGAAAACCTTTGCTCGCGCTTCTTAAGAATATAATACAATCTCCGGTATTCCTGTCTATCTGTCATTTGTGTTATCCTCTGTCATAATATCTAAACATTCTTTAACTGCCGACAGCTTCGCTTGATATATATCAGTCTCCAAACTATTCTTGCAGACACTATAGTGTCGACGGTACATTATTTCATAATAATTATATAATTTAATCATTTTGTCTGTTTTCGTCATTGTCTAAACTCTCCCATACTAAAACATTGTAGTAGTCGTCAACTCTACATTTTGCCAACCCTGACTTACTATTAACACATTCATATATTGAGTTTAAATCCTCTTGATGAATTCCGCCTTTTAAAAAATGAGAGTATATAGTACCGTCTGACGCGCGAAATGTTATAACATCATCACCGTTCATAAACTCAATTCCTTGAGGTGCTAATAATACCGTTTTACTTCCTATGTGATAATCTAATACGCAGTAGCCGGTTGAATCGTATAACAATACTGTGTAATACCCTGTACATTCATCATCCACTACATAACCCAGATATATAAAATGATCTTCACATACTTTATTTAATCGGTCGATTTCATCCCACGTATGAAGCTCAAAGGCATCATCCGTACCTAACGCATCTTTAAAGTGTTTGTATTCGTTTATCATTCTATCCTCCTATGAACCGTTCCTTATCGTGATTATAGTATAACAAAATATTGTGTCTCTGTAAGATATAAATTGTAAATGATTGATACTAATTGTATTGAATTTGTGTTAAGATGTAGTTAGCATATGCTAACTATAGTAATTATGAATTTCGTTAAATTTTTAACGAAGTGTAGGTTTCTAGTTAGCATTCGCTAACTGTAGTATTTATGAATTTCGTTAAAATTTTAACAAAGTGTAATATAGTAATTATGAATAGATATTATGTGTATTGTAAATATTGTGTGAAACTTTGTAATATTAACAAATTGTTCATGAAGTTCATGGGAATTTCATTTTGTTCA